TGCCCCTGCTGGGTCATTTATACTCCCATATCTTTTTTGTACATATCGTAGTCCGTATTGGAATTGAAGTGCTGCACTTTTTGTTTTAGAAACCTTATAGATCCCCCAAGTAGTTGGCAAGAACTGAGCAATACCAAAAGCATGGGAGCTCATATTGAGCGCTTTAGGATTGAAGTGACTTTCGCTATTCCATAGATTATTCAAGCATACCCACTCTGATCTACTCCATCCTTGGGAGAAAGTAGTGAGAAATGCAATCGCCTGTGGGTCAAAGTATTTGACTGTTGGGCTAGCCAAGTCCAGTGCGGCTTGGGTTTTAGTAGTAGTTACAGTCAGGAACTGAAGTGAGACCGTTGTAGGCTTCTCAGCATCAATTGCCGCTGTAATTGCATAAGCTGGTGTCACTAGATTGGACATGAAGATCATCCCCGCTAACAGCCCTGCACTTACTTTTTTTAGATTAATCGTTAGATTAATTCTGATATTGAGCATCGCTGCTCCTCTCAGTTGGCGAAAACATTATTTCTAATGTTTCTGTCATGTACTAGCAAACCAAAGAGTTACAAGCGTTGTCAAGTCTAAATGCATATCTTTAACAAATAATTTATTTTTTTATGTGTAAAATTGTATAAAATCGCAGATTTCGGGCTATTTACACGGACAACCATTCTGTATTAAATAAATCACACAGAATGGAAATACATTGAGCATTGATGCGTGGATTGGTGTTACATCCGCTGAAATTGGTATTCTAGTAGCCGCCGCAGCAGGCGTCAAATGGTTAGTAAAAAAGTATTTATCTGAACTGCGCCCTAACGGTGGCGCTTCTATTCATGACCGTATTAACAAAGATATTATCCCTATGCTAAAAGACCTACGCTCAGACCAGCTTAAGATTGGCGAGAAGGTAGCTAAGCTTGAGGGCCGTTTTGAGCAACACGTAGAAGAAGGCGATTAGTGCTACAGTAGTTCTGTGGGGTAGCCCACATAACGAAAGAGAGAGATATGAATAAAGCACTACAAGCAGTTCTAGCTTCATACGGACGTTCTGCAGTTGCAGCCGCCCTAGGTATGTATATGGCAGGACACACTGATGCAAAGTCAATTGGAATGGCTGCTCTAGGAGCAGTTGCAGGTCCAGCACTTCGTGCGCTTAACCCGAAGGACGGCGCATTCGGTATCGGTGCAACTAAGTAAATAGTTATAAATTGGGGGCAGGGGCAACCTTGCCCCCTTTTTTCGTCTATACTTGCAAAGTACGGAAAGAGGATTATATGAAATGTGATAACTGCGAAAACGACGCACAATATACACACGCGGACCCAGGTGCCAATCCTGCTAACTACTGCACCACTTGTCTACCACACTGGCTATCAGCAAGAGCACTTGCTGGACACTTTCCTTTAATGACCCCTGTTACTGAAGACAAACCTGTAAAGAAGAAGACATCTGCCGCTAAGAAAGCGGATTCAGATGAAGATAATTAATAAAAAGGCTGTACAAGCTCACCCAGTACCAGACAGGGTAACAGCACCTTACGGACCTTTTTCCGCAGAGTTGCTTGCCGAACCAGAAATCATCTATGATTATGACCAAGCCTACGGCGAAGATGGTTCAGACTTTGCCCAAGGTGCTACAGTTCAAAATAACTTTAAGCCCCTTAAATACTTGCGCTGTAGCGTATGTCTTGTTAGAGTCTTGGAGACAGAGACCGAATCTCATAAATGTGAGGACTAATGGCAGCTAATCGCGAAGAATTAAAACGCTTAATGACAGAGGCGTTTAAAGACTCTAATGATGTTCAGTCTTGGGATAGAGAGCAAGCATTCCTTGAGTTAGAGAATATACAACCTGACCAAGATGTAACTGATCTTGATATACAGGTTCCTAATGATGTACTTCAAAATAGCGCTAGTAGTCTTTCCGATGTTGGTTTTGATGTTGAGTCAGCACCTACACAGAAACCATCTCGCCCACGCGCTCTAGCAATCGCATACAACTCAAATACCAAAGTTGTTTATATAGTATTTAGAGATAACACTTGGTGGCAGTACAACGATGTAGGTACTGATATTTGGATGGGTCTATCTAGTAGTTCATCTACCAATGACTACCTTCCAGTGTTAGAAAACGCATGCTCCTCACACGGACCAGCACAGTTGATTGATATGTCTGCGGCTGCAATGGCACAGCTTAGTGGTATCTCCCAAGTAGCTAGTAGGTTACAGAGAAGCTAATATGAGAACATTCGGACCACTATACGTAGGAACATTAAAGTATTACCACAAGAAGCCACTCCCTATAATTGAAGTAGGCACAACCCAAGAAACAGAAATGCCTTATCGCAAAGGTAAGTGCTTGGTGTTTAGATTCCCCTTTACTACTCCAGGTTTTTACCTAGGTATCTTCCACCATACCCCCGCTATTACGTGGGAAGACGACGAAAAGATTGATGCGCTATTATCTGAGGCTATGAGGTCTAGAGTTGCTTGGAAACCTGAGGATGGTCTATTTGATGAAACTTTTTAAAAAGTCTACAAATTGGACAAAACCGTTTTCAGAGAAAGTAGCAAAGCGCGTATCTAAGATACCTACAGCAGAACTAGAAATGTGGACTGACCAAGCTATTTACGAAGTTGGTAGATGTTTATCTGGTTATCAAAAGTCGCGGGATGAAGCTTATTTAACTGAGGCTAGGCAAGGTGCAGAAGCTCTACATGCGGTTGTAGAAGAGTTATATAAACGCATGACACGCCCATCCCTGTAAGTGGATTTATCTACTTTTTTGTTATACTATTCCTGCCTCTCTTCTCTCCCCGTAGTGGCAACAACTAGCCTGGGTTTAACGACTCAGGCTTATTGTTTTAACTTAGACTAGGGACTAATATGGAGAATTTATTAGAAGACGATGAAGACGAGTTCTTTCCCGATGAGGTTGAAGACGAAGAACTTCCAGCAGAAGACGAGGAAATAGAACTTGATGAACTCTCTGCAGAGTTTGTAAAGAAAATCGTTGACCGCTGTATTCAATTCCAAACAGCGTTAGTAGGCCATGAGCTTCACCCATATCAGATGCCACTTGCTCGGCGCATCATTGAATCTGTATTAATCAACGATGGTGAAGAAATTACAGCCCTTGCTGCACGTCAGTCTGGTAAGTCAGAAACTATTGCTAACACTGTAGCTACATTGATGGTCCTATTACCGCGTCTTGCAAAGATGTATCCAGACCTATTAGGCAAGTTCTCTAACGGTATTTGGATCGGTATGTTTGCTCCAGTTGAAGGTCAGGTAGAAACCCTTTTCGGTAGAACTGTTAACCGTCTTACTTCTGAGCGCGCATTAGAGATTCTTGGTGACCCTGAGATTGATGACTCTTTAGGTAGAGTCCCAGGAGTTACACGCCAAATCAAGTTAAAAAACTCTGGCTCATCTCTAATGATGATGACAGCTAACCCGCGAGCAAAGATTGAATCTAAGTCTTTCCACCTCATTGTTATTGACGAGTGTCAAGAAGCTGATGACTTTGTGGTCTCTAAGTCTATCTCCCCTATGTTGGCGTACTACTCAGGAACCATGGTTAAAACTGGAACCCCAACCACACACAAGAATAACTTTTATAAATCAATCCAATTAAATAAACGCCGTCAAACTACCCGCGGTAAAAGACAAAACCACTTTGAATGGGACTGGCGTGATGTAGCAAAATGCAACGCTAACTACGCAAAGTTCATTAAGAAAGAGATGCTACGCATCGGTGAAGAGTCTGACGAGTTTCAGATGTCTTACTGCTGTACGTGGCTTCTAGAACGAGGAATGTTCGTTACCTCTAACATCATGGATAAACTCGGGGATACGTCTCAAGAGATTGTTCGTGCTTGGCACCGCACACCTGTTGTTGTAGGTATTGACCCAGCGCGTAAGATTGACTCTACTGTAGTCACCGTTGTGTGGGTTGACTGGGATAGACCAGATGAGTTTGGGTACTTTGATCACCGCGTTCTTAACTGGTTAGAGATTCAAGGCGATGACTGGGAAGATCAGTACTTTCAAATAACTAAGTTCTTAGAGAACTATGATGTTATGTATGTTGGCATTGATGCTAACGGTGTTGGAGACGCAGTAGCCCAACGTATGAAACTTCTTCTTCCAAGAGCAGAAGTTATTGCTGTTGGTAGTAGTCAACCTGAGCAATCAAAGCGTTGGAAGCATCTTAAAGCGCTTATTGATAGAGAGATGGTTGGGTGGCCTGCACACGCTAAGACCCGTCGTACTAGAACATGGAAGCGCTTTTACCAGCAGATGACTGACCTAGAGACTAAATTCACTGGTCCTAACTTTTTGGCTAAGGCCCCTGACGAAGCCCACGCCCACGACGATTATGCCGATAGTTTGGCTATTGCTTGCTCTTTAACTATGGAAATGACTATGCCTCAGATAGAAGTGTCGTCATCCCCATTTTTTAGATAGTTATCCGTTTAGGCTGAAATTTGACTCAAGACAGGTCAAACTTTTACATGAAGTACTTCAAACTTTAGGAGTTATAAATGACAATCGCACCAGACCCAAAGTTCCCAG